ACAATGTATAGTTATGATGAGTTGAGAAACAAGTTTGATATTGGAGCTAAACAAGCATATTATGCAGATAACTTTAGAATGGAAAAAGCAGGCGGCGGTATGGTAGGAATACGTAAACCTCGTGCCATTCCACCTGAAAGACAAGGGTTGCGTTCAATAATGATAGGTGATATGGATGACTAGGAGTATAAATGGCAGAAATAGATAAATCACTCCCGAATGTTCGACACGAGGTAAAAATACCTGGTGCACAAGCACCAACTGATGTTGACATTACGGAAGAACAACAAAGACAACCTGTAGAAGTAACACCGGACGAAGATGGTGGTGCTACAGTTAATTTTGAACCAGGAGCCGTGAATCAAGCTCAGTCAAACACGCACTTTGATAATCTAGCCGATATTTTACCAGAAACAGTTTTAGATCCCGTTGGAATACAACTTAGACAAAATTATACAGATTATAAGATGTCTAGAAAAGACTGGGAAAGTTCGTACATTAATGGTTTAGATCTTTTAGGATTTAAATACGATAATCGTAATGAACCTTTCCAAGGAGCATCGGGCGCAACGCACCCCGTTTTAGCAGAAGCTGTTACACAGTTTCAAGCCCTTGCTTATAAAGAATTACTCCCTGCAGATGGACCCGTTAGAACCCAAGTAATTGGAATATCCAATCCTGCTAAAGAAGCTCAATCACAAAGAGTTAAAGATTTCATGAATTATCAACTTATGGATCAGATGAAGGAATATGAACCTGAATTTGATCAAATGCTATTTCATCTACCACTTAGTGGTTCGACTTTTAAAAAAGTTTATTATGATGATTTATTAGGACGAGCGGTTTCAAAGTTCGTCCCAGCAGACGACCTCGTAGTTCCGTATACGGCTACCTCATTAGACGATGCGGAATCGGTGGTCCATGTTGTAAAAATATCAGAAAATGATTTAAGAAAACAGCAAGTTGCTGGTTTCTATTCTGATATTGAATTCGTTAAACCGGTTGCTGTAGATGCAGACAAGGTTGTTGATAAGAAAAGAGAATTAGAAGGAACTTCTAAATCTACAAGAACAGAAAGCGTGTACAATTTATTAGAGTGTCACGTGAATCTAGATTTAGAAGGTTTCGAAGATGTTGGTCAAGACGGTGAACCAACAGGAATAAAATTACCTTACGTCGTTACAGTCGAAGAAGGTAGTCAAAAAGTTTTGTCAATCAGACGAAACTTTGCGCCCAATGATCCACTAAAAAATAAAGTCCAATATTTCGTCCACTTCAAGTTTCTGCCAGGACTAGGATTTTATGGCTTTGGACTCATTCATATGATTGGCGGTTTGAGTAGAACAGCAACGTCTGCTCTCCGTCAATTATTAGATGCGGGTACACTATCTAATTTACCAGCCGGATTTAAACAGAGAGGTGTCAGAGTCAAAGATGACGCTACACCGATACAACCAGGAGAATTCAAAGATGTGGATACGCCTGGTGGTAATCTAAAAGATGCATTTGTATTTTTACCATACAAGGAACCTTCAGCTACATTATTGCAGTTGATGGGAATTGTAGTTCAAGCAGGACAGAGATTCGCGTCCATTGCTGACATGCAGGTCGGGGACGGGAACCAAGGCGCAGCCGTTGGTACGACCGTAGCTCTTTTAGAACGTGGTTCGAGGGTAATGTCAGCAATCCATAAAAGAATATATTCAGCCCTTAAAAAAGAATTTAAATTATTAGCAAAAGTATTTGCACAGTATCTACCACCCGAATATCCATACGATGTTGTAGGTGGACAAAGAAATTTTTAAGTTGCTGATTTTGATGAAAAGGTGGATATTTTACCTATTGCTGATCCAAATATTTTTTCAATGTCGCAAAGACTGACATTGGCACAAACTGGGTTGCAGTTGGCGATGTCTAATCCACAAATGCATAATTTGTACATGGCATTTAGAAAAATGTATGAGGCGCTGGGAATAAAAGATATTGACAGAATTTTACCACCACCAGCACCCAATGCTCCTAAAGATCCATCGTTAGAACATATTGATGCATTGGGAGGAAAGCCTTTCCAGGCGTTTCCAGGTCAGGATCACAGAGCGCACGTTACAGCGCACTTGAATTTTATGTCAACTAACATGGTTAGAAACAATCCAACGGTTATGGCTGCTTTACAGAAAAATATTTTAGAGCATATTAGTCTAATGGCTCAAGAACAGGTACAATTAGAATTCAGAGAACAGATTCAACAGTTACAAATGCTTTCACAGCAAGCTGCACAGAATCCACAGGCACAACAACAAGTGCAACAAATCACTCAACAGATAGAAGCACGAAAAGCAGTGTAGATTGCAGAAATGACTGAAGACTTTATGAAGGAAGAAAAGAAAATTACTTCACAATTCGATCATGATCCACTTTTAAAACTTAAATCTAGAGAAGTTGATTTAAGAGCAATGGAAAATGAACGTAAGCAACAAGAAATGAAGAAAAAAGTTGAAATTGATCAAGCTAAGTTAGTTCAAAATAGAGATATTACTGAAGATAAACTTGAACAGAATGAAGAATTAGCAGAACTTCGAGCTGATACTTCAATTGAGAAGCAAGAAATGTCAAATGAAAACAGATTGACACTTGCAAAAATGAAACCTAAAACAAATGGTAGCTCTAGATAGTGACAAACACTAAAAAAAGAGCTATAATAAATAAAAAAAGGAGCACATAATGGCGTGGAATTATAAAAAAAGTAAGCCTGTTAAGATGGAAGCATCTAAAGTTATAACTGATCCTAGATCAGAAACTAGCATTAGAGGAAAATCTAGATTAGCAGTTGGAAACAAACAACCTGTTTCTGGCTCAGGCGCTGCTAGACGACAAAAAGACGTAACCTGGGTTTAGTATGTGGTTTGGTGCTATAAAATTAGCTCTTAACGCTGGAACTCACATTTACAAAAAGCGTCAAGAGACAAAGATGGCTATGGCTGATGCACAACACATGCATGCGCGAAAGATGGCCAGCGGCGAGGAAACTTACCAGGGAAAACTTTTAGAGGCCCGGCAAAACGACTACAAGGACGAAATTGTCCTTTGCATTCTCACACTGCCCATAATAATTTTGGCCTGGGGGGTCTGGTCAGACGATCCGGCGGCCATGGAAAAGATAAAAATGTTCTTTGAACATTTTGCGGCACTGCCGTCATGGTTCACAAATCTCTGGATACTTGTATGCGCCAGCATATTTGGTATAAAGGGAACACAAATATTTAGAGGAGGAGGAAAAAAATAATGGGATGGTTTAAAGTAGGACAAGTAATAGGTTCAAAAGTTATTAAATCTGTTGCACCTAAACTAACTAAAGGTGAATCTACAAAAGTTTGGGGTCACAAGCTTAGAGGAAACGTTAAAAAAACTTTAGAAAAATCAGGTGAAGATATAGGTAAAATGTTAACCAAATCAGGACAACTTCTTCAAAAAGTTAAAGGTGAAAAGATTACTAAATCAGGAATTTCAAAAGGTAAAGATATAAAATAATGGTAAACCCAAGATATAGACCCACTATTGGTAATTCTAGAAAACCTGTTGGAAGTAAAAAAGAACTAGGTGAAATAAAAAACGATTTTGTATATCCTGCAAAGGAAAAATATATTGGATCACACATTAAAAGTGATTTAGCAGGTGTACCTGTTTCAAATGAAAGCTACGAAAAATACTATAAAGATTTAATTTAATGGATTTAGAAAACGTAATCTATAAACTTCAAAGAAATTTAGATAAAAGAATACACCAATTAGCAATCTCGGTAACGTCCGGAGGGGTTGACAGTATGGAAACATACAAGTATATAATAGGACAAATAAATGCCTTAGAGGCAACTAAACAGGAAATCTCTAACCTGCTTAATGAGAAGGAGCAAAATGAAGGAACAGTCGTCGACATCAACACAAAAAATTCACTTACCAAATAAAGATTTAGTCGGTTTAAAGAGATCAGAAGAACAAAAAGAAGTTACAACAGTAAAAACAAAATTACCCAAACCTACTGGTTGGAGAATGCTAGTTTTACCATTTAGAATGGATGAAAAAACTAAAGGCGGAATCTTACTAGGAGGTGAAACTATAGACCGACAACAAGTTGCATCGCAATGCGGAAGTGTACTTGCGATGGGAGATGCTTGTTATAGGGATAAAGAGAGATATCCAAACGGTCCGTGGTGCGCGGTTGGTGATTGGGTGGTCTTTGCGCGTTATGCAGGATCACGTATAGAAATTGAAGGTGGAGAAGTTCGTCTTTTAAATGAAGATGAAATATTAGCAACGGTTCAGGATCCAACAGATATCCTGCACAAATATTAACATAGGAAGGAACTATGCCAGAGGAAAATAAAATAAAACAAGAAAACCCAAAAGTAGATTTAGATACTTCAGGACCTGAAGTCGATGTAACTTTACCAGAGGAAGTAAAAGAAGAAGTAGTAGAAACCAAGGAAGAAGAAACAGTAAAAGAAGTTGTAGAAGAAGTAAAAGAAGAACCAGTTAAAGAAGATGATTCTAAGTTAGAGGAATACAGTAAAGGTGTTCAATCACGTATTGCTAAACTCACAAGAAAAATGAGAGAAGCAGAACGTAGAGAAGGCGCTGCTGTTGAATATGCTCAAGCTTTAGAATATCAAAGAAGACAAGATCAGTCTCGATTTAAAAAAATGGATACTGATTACTGGTCTAGATTTGAGAAGAACGTTAAAACTGGAATGGAGTCTGCCCAAAAGGAATTGGCAACGGCCATTGAATCAGGGAACGCGGAAGCTCAAGTCGAAGCTAATAAACGGATTGCTACATTAGCATTTGATAATGCTAAATTGGAGCAAAGAAAGTTGACACCTGTTGTAGAGGAAAAACCTGTACAACTTTCAGATGGTGGAAGATTACCACAGCAAACACCACAGGAACTTCCTGAACCAGATCCTAAAGCGGAAGAATGGGCTAGTAAAAACACATGGTTTGGCAAAGATAGAGCCATGACTTTTACTGCTTTTGAAATCCATAAAGATTTGGTAAATGAAGGATTTGATCCTAAATCAAATGATTATTATACAGAAGTTAATAAAAGAATAAAAGTTGACTTCCCGCATAAATTTGCTATAGGTGGTGATGTAGAAACGTCCAAAACCAATCAGTTGGTTGCTTCAGCTAAAAGAAGCGTAAGACCTGGACGCAACACTGTGAGACTCACATCTTCACAGGTAGCAATAGCTAAAAAATTAGGTGTGCCACTCGAAGAATATGCAAAACAAATAAAACTCACGGAAGGAGCATAAGCATATGGAAAAAGAACAAAAAACTTCTCGTGCGAGTCAAACACGGTCAAAAACTGAACGACCAAAAGTGTGGACTCCCCCATCATCTCTAGATGCACCCCCTGCACCTGATGGATTCAGGCACAGATGGATACGGGCAGAGAGTTTAGGGTTTCAAGACACTAAAAATATCTCTGGAAGATTTAGATCTGGTTATGAATTGGTGAGAGCCGATGAATATCCCGACTCAGATTATCCAGTAGTTCCCTCAGGGAAATACTCAGGTGTCATTGGAGTTGGTGGCCTTTTGCTGGCAAGGATATCGGAAGAGATTGCGAAGCAACGAGCAGCCTATATAGAGAGTTTATCTAAAGGGCAAGACGAAGCTGTAGAACACGATCTCATGAAGGAACAGCACAAGAGTATGCCGATCAATGTTGATCGACAATCTCGCGTAACCTTCGGTGGTACAAAGAAAAGTTAATTTTCTCGGGATAACAACCAATTCCCTATCACTGAATAATTTAACCGTTTACAGGTAAAACTGTAAACATTTAGGAGTAATACTATGGCAAATCGTAATGTGCTGGATTTGGCTTGATCGCTCAGGGTACAGTTGGTTCAACACCAGCTACCCAAGGACAAGGCAAATACTACATAGACGCGGCGTATGATACTGATCTATTTCAAGGCTCTGCAGTGCAGAGTAAAGTGGGATACATCAAGACTGCGCAAGCGGCTATCACCGACTTAAGCATAGGTATTCTGAAT